GGCGAGTACTATCGCCGCCCTGATAGGCAATACTATCTAACACTCCTGGATAAGTGATTGCATCGTCGATATCGGTTGTATCTGGTTTAAGACTAATAATGCCCGGCTCTAATTGATAGTCGGCACGAACCTTTGTTGATTCGACAACATATTTTTCGTTGGGATTAACGCCGGGTCCAACAGTGCGGCCAATGAATCCCTGAGTCTTTTTAAACTTGGGCTCTTGAATTAACTGATCCAAGGTAGCAGCCAGAAACTGCTTGTTGGCGTCGGTCTGAAATATTTCAGGTAAAAATTCTACACTGCGTACTCTTGCCATTAGATGACTCCACTACCAGGCGCAGTTCTTAGATTGGTGCTAGTCAGTGCGTCAATCACGTCAATATTGGTTATGTCGGCTGCATTTACAAAAATTTCGTTAGGCTCTGATCTAATTTCGTATAAGTCGCCAAAACTCTTTTGTGTGTCAAGTGGAACCAACACTACAGAACTAATGATTGTTCCCAGTTGGCGGTGCAAGTATGCGGCCAATTCTGAGAAGTAAAATGTATCACCAAAACTCCACTTGTCAATGGAGAAGTAACTGTTCATCTCGGCCACCACACTACTTTTAATTTCACTGATGCTTGCTGTAGATCCTTGTGCCTTGATTACTTTGATTGTGGCTTTTAGTTGTTGTGCTGCCTTTGCCCCAAACAATGGTTTAAAGTTTACAGAGTTCAATACAATGTTATCACTGATCATTTTATAATCTTGAAGACCTTGGTAAGCAGTTGACAACTCATCAATGGTCGGAACGTCAGGTTCAGACACTGTGCCAGTTGTATCTTTGATCCAATTCTGATATGAGATATAATAATTTTGTGTCACAACATACAAATCAATAATGTTTGTGGTGCCTGGGTCAATACGGTTGGTTAATGGTGAGTTGTGACGATATTGGAAATACAATTCCTGTCGACCACTCTTGGCAATCCATCCAGATTGTGCAACCAGTGTACGGGCACCAGCAACATTAACACTTAACACATAGAACGCATCATCGCTGTATGCGTAAAATACCTGTCCGGGTGACCATTCACTTTTAACTAATTCAAGGTCATCAATTGTAGCATAGTCATAGTTAACAATTCCTTGTTCTACCAACAAATAACGTTGTAAGTTATCAAAGTCAACGGTCTGTTGCAAGAAAACATACGGTCCTGTTGTGGCAGTTGGTCCAACAATTGTACTGAAAAAATCTGGATCGTCTGGCACACCGTCATTGTCTGAGTCTCTGTAGCTGACTAGTACCTGGAAGTCATCTACATAGCCATCAGACTCAACTGGTTGGCCAATGATATTCATAAACACATCACCCTCAAGCGGTGCAGTAGAGTTGGGCTCAGTATTCATTGCCAACACATTAATAAAGTCTTTGATAATTGTGCCAGTTCTGCTGTCATACACCAATTGATCATCGTAGAAGAAGAAACGTGTTTGTAACACAGAGCCAAAGTAGTAGGCCAGGCCGCGGAAAGTCACGGTGTAGTTTTGATTCTCAACCACAAACTGTGCTAACCAGCTGGCATCGGTGTTATTGCCGGCGGTGTTTCCGGCTGCGCCCGGCGTTGTTTGACTCCAGGCAGCCGAGGCGTCAAGATTAGTGCTGGTAATCAAGTACCAGGAACCAACAGTGCCGGTGATTGTACCTAAGCTATCGTATCCAAGACCAAAATTACGGAACAATTCAATTTGGTCTCCCATTTGTTGTTCTAGTGCAACCGGTAGGTCGGTAACAAATACCGGAATAATCTCTCCAACCACTGCGCCGGTAGGAACAAAGTTATTGATTGTCACAGGTCCAGCACCCGATGTTAAATTACCAATACCACTGTTATATCCATCGCCGACGATGGCCTGTGGTGCGGCCCATATTTCTGTACGCTCATCAGGTTTGCTGGGTGTACCGGGTTGTAATCGGTTGTTGCGGTCAAAGTAATATGCCACACTATTTATTGTGGGGGCCACAAACTGTATCAAACTGCCCACCTGCACATATTTAAAATCAGTAGTGGTACTGGATCCAACTGGTATTGCATTTCCTGTTGAGTTTTTAAAATAGCCTGTGGTTTCATTAGCCAACGTGGTGCTTTGTTGCCAGGTGCTTAATGCAGTTGCTCCGGTGTTGATAGTAACTCTAGGAAAGTTTGCATAATAAAACTGTTTCATAGTAGACTCACCCAGCTGTGGCTGAGCTGTGTTGGTCACAAAGTCTGCAATTTCATTACGGTTAATCCAAGAAAATAACACTGTTGGAAGAATATTTTGTTCCCACACGGCACCATCACTGGAGAACGTGTTTGTTGAACTATACTTGCCGGTATTGTCAACCAAGTCAAGATAACGGCTTGTTCCAATTGAACTACGATTTAATGCTTTAGACTTGATAATTGAATTGTATGCAGTGTACGGAAACAAATTGTAGTCTTCACCGTTGACCATACGATTTTGTGTGTAGTAGCGAGCCGGTGCTCGTTGTTTAATTTCGTCAATACCTTCACGCGATTGTGCATTTGTCACTGGCTGGGTAATTCCGCATGTGAATGTAATTGTTTGAAGATTTCCGTTACGATCGGTGTAGCTGATTGGGATTGCTACATTTTGCATGTCTGCAGGATTAATAATATACTGGAGACCATTTGATGAACGTGTGTAGCAACGAAAAATTCCTGTTGGAATTTCAGAGAACACGCCATCACCAAATACCAATGTTATTTGATCATTGCTTCTACTGGTAGTACTGTAGATAGGACGTAACGCCACTGTTTGTTCTGCCGCTGCCGCATACACACTCTCCACATAGGCCCACTCACGATTGACATTTCCCACGTTGTCCAATTGGAACAACCATCGATCCATGTTGTTAACACCCTCAACGTTGATGTTTACAGTGCGATTACTAATGCGCTCTGCTAAATTAAAATCTGTATTTTGTAGTGTTCCTTGTTTGAACAAGAAAAAGTAACCAGTATTTGCTGAACTAAATCCCAGTTGATCGTTGCGAAATAACACATTAAATGATGTGTTGGGAACTGGTGGTGGTTCGTATATGTAATCTTTGCCAACACTGGTTGATGTTGACGCTTCAAATGGCATGTTAACACCATCAATTGTGGCTGTGTAAGGTACTATGGGCAAAAAGCCCGGAACCAAGTTAACAGCATACTCCTCGGTTCTAACGCCCAAAATAGTTTGACGGTTACCGGGCCGTCCTATTCTCTGTGTGTCTACCAATGCTGCATTAATAATGGCAGTAAATTGTTCTTGCCAATCAGGGTTTGTGGGGTCAGCCCAGTCCACGGTAACGTTAGATAAGTTTATACCATTGTAGTCAACTACATTTTCTGTTGTGGTGACGTTGAATACTTTAAGCATGCCTTCGGCAGCGGTATTACGCTTGGGGCTGTAGCTCACGAGATTAGCAAGGCGCACTACCGAATCACGTCGCTCGGCAGTGTCAAGGTAGTTTTCTCGAGTGTTTAAGTCTGTACGAAATGCAAGTGATTGCCCCATAAACGCCATAACGTCGAGCAATGCAATAAATTCTGATGATTCAATATAGTCATTGAATGTTTCTGGATAATACAAACGTAGATAATCTACAAAACTCTTTCTAAGAGTTTCAAAATCGTAGCTCTGGAAGTCTGCTTCTCTATACGTTTGATAGATCTGCTTCCAATCTTCTACACCAAATATCGCTGTTTGTCTAGTGGTTGTTGCCATTATTATGTAACCTTTGTCACGCAGAGTATTTATGGTTACGAAAAACGGCGTAGTTATACGTAAGAGGCTTTTCTCTGCTGCTGGTCAAAGAAAATACTCATAATTTCGGCGTTTTGCGAAGGAATAACTGTGAGTTGTATCTCAATCAAGATTCCGTTTGCCTGTGGGTATGCTTGTATATCACTAATGAATATTCTAGGGTCGCCGCCTGCCACACGTTGTACTTCTGCCTGAATACCATTTTGAGTTTGTGCTGTTTGTGGTTCAAACAAAAAATCCCAAATTACAGTACCATACTCTGGGCGGCCGGGCAACTGCCCTTGCCGAATGTTAAATGCATTCAACAAATCTCGCTTGATCAATGCAAAGTCGGTAAGAGTGAACTTTTTGTATTGATTAATAGTATTAAATCCAATGAATGTAGTCATATCAATATTTATATACTTTGCATACCAGCTTTAAACCGTTGAATATTTGCAATATCTGCGGTAACTAATTCAATCAGTAAATCTGCATTAGCTATTGCCAGGTCCACTTTTGTTATAAACGTCTTTGATGTGCTGGTTGTTTTTAAAGTACGTAAATTTGTTGCTGCCGATGTAATTTCTAATTTTAATGCATTTAGTCTTGCTTCGCGAGCGTCGGCGTTTGTTGATAACAACGCCTCACTGAAGATATTGTTTACTTTGGTTTCAATTGTAGATACTTGTTTGCTTGATACTCGTAACGCCAATTCTGCTGCTGTATCTATTGAACCTCCGCCATAACTCAATGACGGAATTTTTTCACTACCAACCACTCGGCCAATTGCTGCGGTTAGTGTGGTTCTGTTTACAGTATTGGTTGACCCCACAATCTCTTTTACATTCAAGGCCTCATTGTTTATCTTTTCATCCACTAGGTTGACTGCAAATGATGCATCCTTGGCCACTATATCAAACTGCGCTGTTAATCCAGCAGGTAAAGCGCCGGTGGCACCTTTTGCCCAATCAAGTGTTGCAGTGACATCTTTACTGGCATTTAATGCAACACCACTCAGCATTTGTGGTGATAGTTTATCAGTTGGTAATCCAAGACTTGTGAGTTGGCTAACCCCGGCTGCCATCAGTCCTTGTTGTATTCCACTTTGTGCTGCCGGGTTGCTTAATAAATTTTCAACCTGGTTAACTCCGTCTTTACCAGTCCATACTGATGAACTGCCGAGTACACTGGTAACTGAGTTTTGTCCATCGGACAAATATTTGGCAGCAGTTCCGGGTTTGATGTATCCAGCTGTTTCTAATTGCGTGGCATCAAGTCCAAATGATCCTACTCCTTTGGCATTACTTAATAAGTCTGAAGGTTGATCCACTAGTTTGCTTGCTTGTGCCAATGCTCCGGTAACTTGGCTGGTATTTAAATTGCCCAAACTTGATAACGACGGGAGTGTTTTTACAAAATCTGCAGGATTAATGCCATTGGTAATTGACGTTGCGGCCCCCAATGCAGATGTTATGCCTCCAGTGACTGCACCAACTACCGCACCAAGTGAGCCGGTTATCGTTGACATGGCTCCGCCAACCAATGCCTGTGCCGATGCCAGTCCCGATACAGCCTGCGTGGCTGCACTAAGCACCTCTCCGGCTTTGAATCCAGTGAGACTCCCGGTATTGACTTGCTTTTCAAATATAGCACGAGCTTGTTCTTGTGTGAGATCTGCTGGGCCATTTATGGTAAATTGTTTAGCTTCATCCGATGATGTAACTGCCTCACCGGGCTTCAAAAATTGATTAATGTTGAATGAAAAACTTCCCATGTTAGTCCGCCGATATTTCTATAC